ACCACCGCTTGCTATCCCAATGATACCACAGCAATTCCCAATTACGCCATTCCTGGCTGCGTAATGCCCGGTTACATCAACCCCCTTTCCGACTTCGCTTAAGGAACTCTCATGCCATTGCAGAATTTCGTTGACAACTCGCTGCCGACAATCAAGGCGGCGTGGCTTAACGCCCTTGACTCTTTCTACACTACGTTGTTTGCAGAGGCGACGACGCCGGCGGCTGCTCGTGCGGCCCTTGGCTCTACCGCCGTAGGCGATGCTGTGTTCACGGCGGCTACGGAAGCGGCGGGTCGAGCCGCCCTTGGCATAGTTGACGAGACGGTGATCAATTACTTGGTTGACACGATCGCTGATCTCAAGGCGATTGCGAAGGAGCCGGGAGCAGGCGCACGGGCACCGGGATACTACGCCGCTGGCGACGGCGGCGGCGGTCAATACTGGTACGACGCATCGGATACCAGCAGCACGGACAACGGCGGTAGTGTCATTGTTGCGGCTGACGGCGGGCGCTGGAAACTCGTGCAGACCGTTTTCGCGCAACAGTGGGGCGCCAAAGGTGACGGCACCACCGACGACACGACTGCACTACAGAACGCCATCAACGCGGCGGCGGGCAGAACACTTGATCTGCAAGGGCTGACCTACAAAGTTACGGCATCGCTGGCGCTGCCAAGCAATACGACGATGTGCAACGGCACCTTGAACGGCGCGACCATGGCGAACGGCGATAGCTTGCTTGAGCCGCGAGGGACGCTCGGATCGTCGGCTGCATTCACTGCGGCAGTTAACGGCGCCGGGTCTTTCGTAGTCTCGTCGGCCACCGGCATTGCGGCAAAGACTTATATGTACCTGGAATCGACAACGATTTTCGGCTCTGGCGCAACCAAAAACGGCGAGTTCGTCAAGGTCAAGAGTATCGCGGGCACGACCGTTACGCCATATCGTAAGCTGTATGACGACTACACCGGAACGCCGCTGTTCTACCTGCCGACCCTGGTGCGCAATGTCACGCTGCGCAACCTTCGATTTATCGGCGGCGGTGACGGCCTGAACCATTACGCGGTGCGCGCCTATCTTGTCGAGAATCTGGTTGTTGATGGGTGCCGCTCGTCGTACTTTGGCGACCGGCACTTTCAAGCCGAGCGGTGCTTGAATGTGCGGTTTATCAATTCGCACGCAGAGCATTCCGACACGGCGACCGGGCTGGCGTATGGCTGGGTGATCGCCAATGGATGCGACAACGTAGCTATTACCGGATGTACGGCTGATGACGTGCGCCATGCCGTCACCATCGGCGCAGAAAACGGCGTGGATCGAAACGTAGCGGTAACTGGGTGCGCGTTCAACGACTGCACGGACGCGGCCATCGACTGCCACCCTCAAGCGCAATTTGTCACCATCACCGGCAATGCCTGTGGCAACGGTTCGACGACTGCCAGCGTTGCCGGGATCACTGTGCAAGCAACGAATGCGGTTGTATCGAACAACGTTATTCATAACTTCGCGTTCGTCGGGATCCTTGTCCAGCCTTTATGCGTGAACAACAATTTTCCCGATACAACGGTAGTAAGCGGAAACAACATATCCCGCTGCACAGCGGGCGCAACGCCGGCTTACGGAATCTTCTACGACAACCAGCGAACGGGCGGATCGGCAAGGGTGACTATCAGTAGCAACACCATATACATGACTGCTGCGCAGGGATACGGGATTGATTTTGAAATCCATACCGCCGGGTCAGCGGTTAATGGACTGGTTCTGAACGGCAACAACGTGCTAGCCATTCGGACGGCCCTGCGGCTCTACACGGCGGCATCTAAGTTGCTGCGCAGCGTTGCGGTATCTGGCAACTCGCTGGAGAGCGTGGACACAACGACATATGACGCAGTGGAGATTTCACCGACGACCGGCAACTACATCGAGCGCGCAATGATCAGCGGCAATTCGATCTACGGCGGGCGCTACGGGATCGCCAACAACAGCGGCGGGCGGATCGTTGCCAACACCAACATGATCCAAGCGTTCGGCACCGCAGCCGTCAATGGCCTGACGTCTTCTGCAGACAACTACACAACGTAAGCGTCCTCTATGCAAAACCTGATTTGTGCCCTGGTGATCTCCCTGTACCTGTCTGGCCCGGTAGCGGCGCAGGAAGTGATACCCAAGAGCCCGCTGGCGTACAGCCTGCGCGAATACGGCCTGATTCTTGCCATTGCAATGCTCGGCGGGTTTGTGCGCTGGTACAACGCCGTGCGCAGGGGTGAGTCAGCGGCCTATGACCTGCGCACCCTGGTGGGCGAACTGGGCACAAGCGCCTTCATGGGCATCCTGACGTTCTGGGCCTGTGAGGCCATGGGCGTGCAACCGCTGGTGACTGCTGCTCTTGCAGGCATGGCCGGGCATGCGGGCGTCGCCGGATTGCTATGGGCAGAGCGGATTAGGAAGCGATTCTTTGAGCGCAAGTATGGCGTAGAGCCTACCGCCCGCGCACCACTGGACGACAAGTGAACTGGCTGCGCCGCCTGCGTGACTGGTGGCGCGAACTAAGCGAGGCATGCGGCGAGCCATGGCCGGATTGGGATGACGAGTTCCCCGACTCTTACCCGCCGATTCCTGATGGCTTCGACTGCCCCGACACCCAGCCGACCAGCCCGGGCGCGCTGGACACACTGCCTGGGAGGCTCGAATGATTGTCAACCCCATCCCTGACATCCTGGAGCCGGCGGCAAAGATTCTGCCGACCTACGACTCACCCAAGGCACGCATGATGCTGCTGGTCATTGGCCTGCAGGAATCGCGCTTCGAGCATCGCCGGCAGATCGGCGGGCCTGCTGTGTCGTTCTGGCAGTTCGAGGAAGGCGGCGGCGTGCGCGGTGTCCTGCAGCACAAGGCCAGCATCTACGACGCGGTGAAGGTTTGCCACGCGCGCGGCGTCGGGAGTAGCACGCGGGAGGTCTACGAACGGATGATCACTGATGACCTGCTGGGGTGCTGCTTCGCCCGGCTGCTGCTGCTGACAGATCCGCGCCCGCTGCCGGTCATTGGGGACATGGATGGGTCATGGTTCTACTACCTGCGCAACTGGCGGCCGGGAAAGCCGCACCGCCACACCTGGGACGGTCTGTACGACCAAGCCTATAACCTGCTGGTTGAGCCGTGAGCATCGCCGCAAAGCTGGTCCTGCTGCTGGCCTGCCTGGTGGCCGGGTTCGGCGCTGGGGTGAAGTGGCACGCCGGCCAGGACGCGATCGCCGAGCAGGCCCGCCAGGTCAACCAACGCGCGACAGAGCGGCTCCAGCGCCAGAACGCCAATACCGCGGCTGTCGCGTTTGAAGGCGATCGAGTACGCATCGAAAAGGAATTTGTCCCCATCACCCAGGAGGTCGAACGTGTTGTCACCAAGATTGAATATCGTGATCGTCAGTGCCTTGATGCTGACGGGGTGTCTGCACTCAATTCCGCTGTCTCCCGAGCCAATGGAGATCCCGGCAAACCTGGCGGCGCCGTGCCCGAACCTGCCACAAGTCCGCGACGGTGAATCGGGTACGGTGCTGCGGTGGGGCGCCCAGGTGATAGAGCAGTATGCGCAGTGTCAGGGTCGCCACCGCAGACTTGTCGAGGCATGGCCGAAGCCATCGCAGCCCTGAAGGCCATGCGCGACCGGTACAAGGCGCAAGGGAAGATGGTGCAGGCCCGGACGGTCGAGCACTGCATTCAGGCGATCATGCGCCTCGGATAGCGGCGGCAAACTCGTGGCGGGTGTCGTGCTTCCAGTTGCCGTTCGCGTGTTTTTCCTCGCACACCTTCGCCGCTCTCTCTGTGGCGGCTTGCCAAGTCGTCCACAATAAGCGATCAACCATGCTGTCGTCGGTCGGCTTGTACTTCGGATTTTGCGACTTCATCCACGCTTCAAACGCTTTACGCATCATTCCCCCTGTCATTTCATCTTTGCCCGCTTTTCGATCATGTAGAGGAATCCTTGCGCCCGGCACAGAGACTCCCACTTCTCCCGCTCCATCGCAACAGCAGCAGCAGCATAGGCGCCAGCCTCGTTCCATGCTTCATCAGCGGCGGGCCAGCGGTCGGGCAACTTGGAGTCAAAATGGTGCCGCCTATCACTGGCGCACTCGTCAACTATAGCATCGCGCAGCCAATCGGGTTGCTGTTTCATCATCCTTCCTTTCTATCGGGTGGGGTCAGGCGGCGTCCCACCATTTGCGCTCCAGCTTCTCAGCATCGGTCCGTCCGAGCCAAAGCTGGAGCCTTTCGCGCCATGTAAGCCAGTGCAGCCGACCATCGCGCAGGAACAGTAACGGCCCGTCGATGTGGTTTGTCTGGATGTGTGGGCGGCTTGCTGGATCGTATTGAACTGGCATGGTCATTTCCTGTCTAAGGTGTTACCGCAGGGCGGCGGGCGTTGGCTTCCAGCAGCGCAGCTATTGCAATTAGTCTCCAGTACTCCCCTTCAACACTTCTGAGTGTCCCGTTTCGGTACTGTTCGGCAAAGGCGCGCAGCCATTCGCTGTCGGAATCCTTCGGTTGAGGCACTGGGGTTTCATCTGACATACTAGTTCTCCTTCTCGGTAAAGTTTACGCCGCCGCTGTACGCTGCGAGGGGTGACTCCCAGGCGGTCGGAAATCATCTCACTGCTGACGGAGGCGAAGTGCCCCCAGAACCAAGCCTCGCAGCAGTAACCAAGGCCTTGGGTTATCAGCTCATTGCTGAGTGATACGCGCGGATTATTGTGGGATAATTCGCTCATAGTATTGTGTCAGGTGTAATGGGGGCGGGTGCCGCCGGTGTCGGGGGAGGAGGTGGCGCCCCTGGCTTGTAGTCTCCTGAGGCTAGCATCATACCCGCAGTCGTGTTGATGATCTGCACTTGTCCCGAGCGGATTGCGCCGTCGAGGATGCCTTCGAAGTCGCGGAAGTCGGGGAAGTAGATGTGGATCATCCGATAGGCTTCGGGGTAGGAGATGATCCCCTTCCGCTTGATAAAGTCGATGAAGCGTTCGGCCTGCATGGAGTCTTCCGTCCGCCCGATGCGCGAGAAGACCTTGTTCATATCCTTCTCAATGTCAAGGAGCATGACATTGGCGAGCTGGAGGTCCTCGAGAGTGATGATGAGTGAGTTACCGCGAGAGGCGGACAGGACCATCGCGAGCTTGTGGAGGTGCGTTTGCTTGCGGGCGGCGTATCCTTCCAGCATCTGATCATCCATGCGGGAGATGGCGTCTTTCCAGAACGCCTCGTACCAGCTGCGTCCCCAGTCCCGCGCCTCGGGGGTGATGGTGTAGGGGCCGCACATCATGCTGATCTGCTCGAGGTCCTGGATAAGCATGAGGCGCTGGTCGGCGTCTGTGTCTCCTACGTGCTCGTCTACGTAGGCGATGTACTTCTCCTTCGTGTTGCCGTAGACGAAGATGCAGCGGGAGGAAAGGCCGCCGCCGATCATTGCTTGCGGCATGTTGTCAGCGATCCAGTGAGGCGTCGTGCCCGCCTGCATGTTGATCCAAGGTGCCTCGATGATGTCGTTACCACTCATCTTGGTGACCTTCTCGTAGCTCTTCTTCCCGTCCCACAGCTCGATCAGGAGGTTAATCATGTCGCGATCTTGGAGGTTGAGGAGGGAACCGAGTTCGCTGGCCGCCAGGGTGAGGGGCGACATTGGATGCCACTCTTCTTTGTACTCAAACGCTTCACTGGCGCTGGCGAAGGCGGTTACGAGTGCCTGCCAAGTCACGGCGTTAGGGCCGAACTTTATGCCGGGCACTTGCTTAAGCAGGTCCATTGAGATGTCGATCGTGGTGGACTTGGTGACGACGCCGGGCGGCCCTACGTAGATGACGTAGAAGGATGGATACCACTGGAAGCGCTTCATGTCGAGCCAGACCCGGCGACGAAGGGCCCCCGCGACAGCTCCCACGCCGGCCCAGAAGTGCATCCTTTTCGGCGCCTCTGTGACGGAGGCGTAGGAAAGGTAAGCGCTGATCCAGTCTGGGAAGTGGCGGCTCACACACAGTCCCCCCACGATTCCCGGCTCGTCTTAATTCCAGTAGGGATGATCAGCGGATCTTCGTAGGGAATGACAATGCGCGAAGTCTCCTGCATCTTCGGCAGCAGCGTCGCTTCCCGATGCGTCGGGAACTGTCCGGCGAGGGAGTCGTGTACCTGCAGGAGCACCTGCACTTCCGGCAACTCGTCGTAGAACCGTTGCCAGATCTTGTTGATCAGAATACCCACGGTGGATTGAGGCACCCAGGCACAGGCCTCGGGGAGAAGCTGTTCGAGGCGGTCGAAGATATACCAGCGATACCCCCACTTATTCTCCACGTAGCGGTACTTCTTAATCTGCGCCTCCGTCCGCTTGTGCCAGTCGAGAATCCCTGGGTGCTCTTCAAACCACTTCTTCTGCGCCTTGTCGATCTCATGGACGGAGCGCCCGGTGTGAGCCGCGACGGTCCGTGCGCCGCCTACGTAATTCGTAGCGTGGCAGAAGACCTTAGCGAACTCCCGCTTGTGCTTCCTAGGTCCACGATGATCGGGGTACTTTGGATGTGTTTCCACAAGCTCTTCCAGCGGGGGAGGTTCTGCGCCGTCCAGAGAATAGACGTTAAGAAGGTGAATGTCAGCACCAAGATGCAGAGCAGTCTTAAGCATCTTGTCATCAGACTCCCAGACGACGACTTGCAGATCAGCGCGGTCGAGGTCCATGTCGAAGAAGGTGTGGCCGGGATCTGGGACGTACATGCTGCGTATATTTGGGAGGCGAAAGTCCATGCTCCCACGGGCAGCTGCTTTGCCCGAGCTTTTGCTCTTCTCACTCGGGATCGTTTGAAGATTCCCGCCCGAGCCAAAGGCGTTCTTGCTGGACGAAAGGCGGTATGAATAGGGTGCGGACTTGCCACCGGCATCTCCTGCTATGTTAAAGGAACAGCGCATCCGCTCGTCTTGGTCCAGCGGCATCATCACGAAGTCGCCGAGGAATTTGTTGAGCGTACGGATGTCTGCGATTGCGTTACAGATTGGTTTGAGCAGCACCTCGCGGGCGGCGATCTTAGCGAGAGCTTCGTCATCGCAAGTCGGCCGTACCTGCATCCGCCCGGCTACCACGACTCGCTTGAGAATCGGCTGCTGCCCCAGGTCTTCGTAGAAGAGAGCCTGCATCTGCTTCGGCGAGGCGGGGTTGATGGAGTGGCCGAGGAGCTGGTAGAGGAAGGCTTCGCGGGCGGATAGTTCTTCTTGAATCGCCATCGCCATCTGCGCCCGACGTTCGGAGGAAACCTTGACTCCCTGCAGCATCGCGCGGAGGACGGGCCAGAACATACGCTGCTGGCACCGCTCGACTTCGGTAAGCCCCATGACCTGGACTACCTCGGCCAGGTTCTCCCCGACCTCGCGAGTGTAGACGCAGTCTTGCAGGTTGTACCGCCAGCGCTGATCCTCCGGCACGTTCGAGGCGATCTTCCCCTCGTCCTTCCAGTAGACGTACCAGTCAGCGTACATGGAGGCGATGAAGGAGAGGCCCTTGGGGAGGGCGGCGAAGACGGAATGCTGGCTGATCATCGTATCCTGGCCGTGATTGGGGACGAAACCCCAGTGACGGTGAGTATACTGCGCGTCGTAGAGACCGTTCTGCCAGCGATTCAGAACGCGCTTGTGGGTGAGGAGCTTCCAGAGAAGGTAGACGATGAGCCCCTCTTCATCCGCCGACCAGTAGCCTTGCGGCTTCCCCGCCCCTACGAAGGGGATGCAGATGCCCTCAAGCTTCGACCAGGAGATGCCAATGCAGTCGATGTGCCCATAGCGCGTTTCGATGTCGAAGTCTAGCCAGAGGTGTTCGGAGTCCGGGAGGGATTCGGCTTGCGCGATCAGGCGGTTGAGGGTGGAGATGGTTTCGGAAAAGCCGGGGCGGACGAAGAACTGCCAGTCAGGCTTGTTGTCGTAGACCCGCGAAGTCATGTGGCGCTTCACCCGGCGGAGGTCGGAAAGGACTACCGCCCGCTGAGACCACTCGCGGATAACCGCTGCGGGATGGAGTGTCGGGATGACCTTTGGACCATTCGGGATTTGGAGAAGCGATCCTCGCCACTTCAACACTCCCCAGTTACCCGTCAGGGCCCACATTGCGAGGTTGCCGAAGGCGATGATGATGTTCGGCTGAACCATCTCGATTTCAGCCAGCAGCTCCGTGTAGCCCTCGTGGACGGGAGCGAGGCAGTAACGGTCGCGGAGGAGCGTGTGTTGGGCAGTGATGTCTTTCTTCTTCTCCGCGATTACTGAGTCCAGGCGGCCCTCGGGCGGCCGCGTCTTCAGGACGTTGGTAACATAGCACTCTGACCGCATGATCCCGGCCTCGTGCAGCATTCGATTGAGTTCCTGGCCAGCTCCGCCCTGGAAGGGAAGGCCTACGCGCATGTCCTCTTCGGAGGGTGCCTCGCCGACCAGCATGATTCGTGAGGGGATAGGCCCCTCGCCCCGGACGCGCGGCACGGTCAGAGCCCCATTGCAAGATCAAGCTCATTCTGAGTCTTGAGAGACTCAACCCGCTTCACCGCGATACCATAGCTGCCTTGGTCCAGCTCGATGCCAGTGGCGCGGACTTTGAGTTCGTGGGCCGCCGGGAAGATCGGGCCGCTGCCGCAGAAGGGATCGAGGACCAGCTGGCCGGGGAGGCAGGAGCGGGAGAGCAGCTCGCGGTAGAGGGCGACAGGCTTCTGCGCTGCGTGTCCAAGGTTCGTGTCAGCGGGGAAGTCCAGCACATCCCCTGCCATCTTGAGAGTAGGCCGCTTGCCCTTGATCGCGTAAAGGAGTGTCTCATACTTCCGCTGCGGCCCGAGTTCCGGCCAGGGTGCGCGGGAGCCATGGCGCTTGTACCAGATAAGGGGGGTGCGGAACACTTGCCAGCCGGCGGTCTCGAACAGTGCCTTGAGATCAGGGAAGCGGTCGATGTCGCAGAAGGCGTAGAGATGCGCCTGCGGCTTTGTGATGCGGAATCCCTGGACGGCGAGGGCAGCGTAGCAACTGATCGCGGTATCCCAGTCGTCCGTGTAGGCATGAGCACCGGCGGCGATACCGCCTGAGTCTCCGAACTCGTCTGCTCCCATGCCGTAGGGCGGGTCGGTGAGAATGCAGTCGAACTGAGAGGCTTCGCACTGCGACATCCACTCGATGCTGTTCGTGTTGTAGGCGTTGTGCATTTCGGCGGTGAAGGTTGCGCCTACGCGGACACCGACTGCGCGATTGCGCTCCGTCGTTTCCTGCTTCTTCAGGACCTTGAAAGCTTCCTGAACAGTCTTCGCGGCTTTGACTTCCGGGTTGTCGAGATGCTTGGCGACGATCAGCTCGCGGCGAAGGTCGGCTTGATAGCCGCCGAGTGCGCCGTCGGAGAGCTTGGCAGTCGCTTCCGGGTTGAGTTCGCGGGCGATGTCTGCGACGGAGGGGGTGGGGCCACCGGCGGCCTCGGCTTGCCGGGCGCGAAGATCTGCAAGGCGGGCGTGGGCGGCAGCGCGTTCTTGCCAGGAGAGGTCAACCCGGTGGATGTTCTCTTCGAGTTCCGCTTCCTCCAGCGCCAGTGGGTCTAGGTCGTGGAGGAGCGTGTAGGGGATGCAGCCGATCGGAACGAGGGCTCCGTCATGACGGATCTGGGTGCCGAGAAGTGCGAGGTCGGTGACTGCGCGGAGGCGACGCTCGCCCGCGACGAGGACAAGCTTAGGCACTTCGCCAGGTACTGGATCTGCCCAGCGGACAACGATCGGGTGGAATAGGCCGCGCTTCTCAATCCCGTCAGCGAATTCGTGGAGCTTCGCGGGATCGAATTCTTTGCGCTGGCGGTTCGGGAGCGTAATGATTTTGTCGAGTGGGTAGGTTTTCACGGGCAGTCCTCAGAGAAAGAAGGGAAGGGGGAAGGATCACTCCCTCCCCCCGTCAGCTAGGAGCTGGCTCAGCTCGGGAAGATGCCGGCGATGCGTTCCTGCACCGCACCGTCGTACAGCTCGTGGGTCAGCTTGAGCTTGATCACCCGGCCCTGCAGCATGCGCCAGGCGAACGGTTCACCCGGCTTGTTCATGTCGCAAGCATCGCGGTAAACGCGCTGCGCCCGATTCTTGCCCTTGGAATTGTCCATCGCACCTTGCGGGGTGAGGTCCAGGAATGCCCGGTCGGTGATGGTCAGCTCGGGCGGGATGCCCAGGCCTTGGACTTCCGACGGCACCTGCACGCGGAGGGGGACGATCATGGAGACCCAGGCTTGGCCAGCGCGATCACCCTTCTCGATGACGCCGGAGGCAGTCTTGATTTCCCCGATCACGGCGGAGTAAAGGCCGTCTTCCGAGGCCGGGTTCTCGACAGGGAGGGGCGGACGCTTCTCGTTGACTTCGGTGGTCTGTGCGTCCAGGAAAACATTGGGATCAAAGGGAGAGATCATGATGAGTCCTTACTTGAGGGGTTTGAGGGAGGAGGGAGCGGGAACCTTGGCAGCGGCTTCACTTGCTGCGGACACCTGGTAGGGCATCCACGTGCAGTAGGGGCCTTCCTGCGGCAAGGGTGCGTCGGGGAGATACAACGTGATCCAGCGATCATCGAAGGGAGTACCGTCTGCACGGAAGCCGCCGACCGTAATCTGCTCGTTCGGGTGAACGTAAGCGATGAGGGCCGGCCAGGGTTGGCCGTCGCCGTGATTGGCTGGATAGTACCAGACCACGCGGCCTATGGAGGGTTTCATAAAAGTTCCTTTTTAGAGTTGAGGAAATTGGCAGGATTAAACGCTCCTGCCGACGGCG